CCTCTGTCATCTCTTCGTTGAAGAATAAAGTCTCTCCTGCCCATTCTGGCTTCCAACTACTGTTTGCATAGTATAATAGAGTTGTATTGACGTGTGTATGAGCAAAGTTTGTGTCTGACGGGTGTGAGCAATTGATTATAAAGTTGTATGGGAATTTGTGTGTAATCAACGGGTATACTTCAGATTTTTTGAGTGTTTCGTATAGTTTCAACTCTTCAAACTTATGCAATGATACTTTTGAATGAAAATAACAATGTTCTTTATTTTCTATATCATTTGTATCGTTCCATCCTATTTTATATTCAGTCTCCATTGCAAACTGGTATAACGATGCACGAAATGAGGCTTCAAAAACATTATCAAAGACAAATATCTTCTTTCCCCGGTCAACGGTAATCTCTTGTTTCTTCATAGGGGTATTATTTAGATATGAATTCTGACGCCATTGGAAATATTTCCGAGATTGCTTTTGCACAAGCACGTGCTACTTCCATATGCTCTTTTTGTGTTCCATTACTGCTTCTCAATTCAATGTAATGTATCCATGATCTAATAGTTCCGTTCATATAAAGGCGTGAAACCGTCATTCCTTCCGGTAAAACTGCTCTTGCCTGCTCTTTTGCTATCCCGTTATCGATCGCCCATTGATACGCTTCTTTAACAGCGTATAACACGCGTTGCTGAGCACGAATCCATCCCGTATCAAGATTGCGTGAATCAGGATTATCAAGTACCAGCTCTATGCTATTTTGTCTATTTGATGTGTCTTGGATTCTACATTCTCGTATAACAAACGCATTGTCGAGCTCAGCCGTTGGGTCAGCGTAACGTTGGGAAAATTCCTGAAAAGAAAAGCTGCGATGTCGAAGGATTTGTCTTGCGATATCTCTTGTAGTTGTGATTTCGATACAGGCGGAGGCCATTTCGAACGGACTCCAGTGCTTGTGCTTTGCAAGATATCTAATGAGTCGTTCTGACGTTTCATTATTTGATTGATTGTTTGGGTTTGATACCCTTGCGCAGTAGCTGATGAGATCTTGTACATCTTTACAGTATACCTCTTCTTCTGTTGAAATAGCCGGCTTAGAATAACTTATCAACTTCACTTCCATACATCTTCTTTCCATTTTTCTGTTTGTTCAAATCTTTGCTCCTGAATTGTTTTTTCATTCCAAACTTTTCTAGGATTAGCACACATGAAGCATTTCGGGTCACCACAAGAGATGACACTTCGTTTAAGGAGCTTATGTGGCTCTTTACACGGGATACTGAATGCTTTAGAGAGCTTTACTTGCTTCTTTATCTTGTTTTCTTTTTGCTGGATACGTTCTTGGTGTTTGCTTTTGTCATTTAACATTTCTTCCATTGTGTTATCCTTAATTTAGCTTCTAAACCACAGACAGTATTACAATCGATTACTAGCTTAACATCTTCCGGCTTCATTCCCGCCAAGACCATCTCATTGATATCTTTTTGCTCAATGTGGGACGGCCATATGCATACATTATACCCTAAATCGATTGCCTTTTCAACGATGTTGCATATATCAATATTCTTCGGCTCATTGTCTAGTACGATCACAAACCTAGACGGATCATCAATCACTCTCTTCAACCCGTTAAGGTTATTGGAGGACCCCATTGCAAGTGCATTTGGTAAGAACAATGAATCAAGAGGACCTTCTGTTACATAGATCTTTTCCTTCTTATCAATTGTATCCAATCCAAATATGAAAGGCTTATCGGTATCTACGTGAATGCTGATGTATCTTAACTTAGTCTGCCCGAATGCACGTCCCTGAAACCCTATCAATGACCCGTCCATATCAACATAAGGAATCACCAGCCTTGCCTCATCAAAATCAGTACTCTCAAACTTATCAGGAATGATCGTGTTGACCCATTTCTTAAATTTTAGTGAAAGGAATAGTCTGAAGTGATGTTTGGTTGGGATCTTTCTTGAGTTGACATACCTCTTTGCAGGGTTATCATGTTCTAATGATGATATCTTTTTCAGTTTCTTGAATGCTTCTTCGCGGAGGTATTTAGGGAACCTGATCCGGGTAATATCCGGTTCGCGAGCGCTAACACCCACTTGAGTAGACAAATATTTTTCTGCAAGTCTTTCCTTTTGATACTCATCGTGTAGCTGAGGATCAATTACTTTTATGAAGGAGGAAAGGTTCAATGAAGCATGACAATTATGACAATAGTAAGTCGTCTGGTTATTCTTGGTTAGAATAAAGCCACGTGCTTTTCTTTTGTTTGTTTGCGAGTCACCGCAGATGATACACCGGAAATTAAAAGTCCCATCGCTCGTTTTCTTGAACAATGGGAGCCTTGATGAGATGAGCCCGATATATTTGTAATCAATTGGTAGCATATAGATCCTCTAAGACACAAGAGGATTATATACTGTTACTGATTAGTAGTCAACCGCCAAATATCTTTAATATTTTATCTGAGTGTCCAGCAAAGAATCCACCAGCAGCAATTACACCGGCAAACGACCATACCAATCTATCTCTTTGACTTTTGATATAGGAGATCTCTTTTGCAAGAGAGGTGTGCTGATCACAAGATGCTTGATACATCTCTTCCAGTTTTGCAGTAAGTCCGTCACGGGTCTTATCGAGGCAATCATGCATCTCCTTAACATCTACCTTGAGCTCGTCAAGTTTCTCGTTAAGGTTTTCGACTTTGGTCTCTACAACGCCGATTCGTTCTACTGTAGTAGCCATGTTACTTTTTCTTTTCGGGAACAGCAGTGCCATCTAGCTTCTTGTGTACTTTGATCATTTTACACTGTTGGGCTGGCTTGCTAGTCTTCTTATCGATGACCACATTACCGGCTTTATCCAGCTTGTCTTTGCACACCTCTTTCATCTCACCACCAGCAAAGGCAGTCAAAGAAGAAAGAGATAGAATGAAGGCAATTGATAGATTTTTCATGGAAGATCCTTTACTTACTTCGGTTTTCTTATTTAGATTTCTGGTTGTGGCGCGGGAGCTGGGGCTGGCTTGCCACCGAATCCTGTAACAACCTGAGGTGTAGGCATATCAAATCCACCACCAAAAGAAGGTGAAGAATCAAAACTTGGTTCGACTTGTGATCTCTGTGATCTTGTGGGAGTAGAAGGAGGTGTAGGAGGCTTGTCCCATCCTTTATTAGCTGCTTCTAATGCCTTTGCTTGAGCTTCTGGTGTACTTGCTAGCATGATACCAGACAATGTACCAGTCAGAAATGTTGCAATAGGAATAATCAATTCAAAGAACTTATTATCAACAGGACTGATTGCATCAAGTGGTTGTGTAACAAAGATTAAACTGTACAACACAACAAATACAATACCGAACAATGTCAATGCAAGAACAATACCTACAAAGAACTTTAAACGGTCCATCAGTTCTGTACCTGTATAACGTGGTGAATCGACAAATAGATCTCTAATCATTTACAATCTCCCTTTTTTTCAACTTTAACTTCAGGTGCAGGTGTACTTATTCTCTTATCTGTTTTGATAAGGATGTCAGGACACGTGCGTGTAATTTCACATGCAGGTTTTTGACATTGTGGGCTATTCCAATTTGCTGAATCTTGACATTCATATCTGAATCTATCACCACATCCAGCTAAACATAACAAAGCAATTAATATTATTTTTGTTTTCATTGCTTTACTTTCTTATTTTTTAGGTGCAAAGGCCTCTGTAACAGTAAACCCTAAACCACCAATTACAATATACATCATACTTTGATATATTGTTACATCCATTGTCATGCTCCAAAACAAGTTAGAGATGAATGCGGTGCAACACATTAAAAAAGCAAGAAAGGTAATTGTTCTTTTGCTACTTAATTCACCAGTTCCATCACCAAGCATGCTTCTTAAAAAAGACATATTATGCTCCTAGTACGTGTAGGGCATGTTCATAATGTTTAATTCTATCCTCAAGTCCAATTGTACCACCATTGATACGCTTAGTTAATGTTACAATATCACCTTTATCAGCCCATTGGTTTAAGTTATTTGTTTCCCAGAACCAACATGCAGACTGTGCTGCACCTTCAAATGTTGCAAGATACTCAGAAGCTTCGTCTGGAGTAATTTCTAATGAATCAGCAAAAGCAGTATAGTTTGACTTACCAGTCAATTGGATCAATCCACGACCACAATACTTATATCCATCTCCAGACGCTTCGTCTCCGTTACCCATACGACTTGCATAGATTCTATTTGCAATTGCTTCTTGTTTGTTTGGCTTAGATGCATACTCGTTTGCAATATCATCGTTATGAAAATACTTACCAAACAACTTACGAAGCGAGGCTGCTTTGTAGTTTAGATTCTCTTTAAGAACCATGAATCCACCAGACTCATGTGCGCACTGAGCAACAAAAGCAGCTATTCTCTTTGGTGCATTAATTTCGTAGTCCGGTAACAACAGAGACAGCGCTTGGTGCCAGTTATCTATATACGGGTTCTTTGGAAGTAATTCTTTGAGTTGTTGTTTTGTTAGTTCCATATCAGTTCCTTATAGTGTTATTGGTAAAAATAACCAAAATCCTTGCAGCATCAATAATATAGAGAAGATACCGGTGCCAATACTTATCCAGTACATTCTTATGCTAAAAGATAGCATAGCAGCAGCCATTATAACAATTGCGATTTGTAACAGAGCGTTGGCAAAAGTATACCAAGGAGCTCTAAGCTCACAAACTGCTCTATTAGCTTCAATTGCTCTTGCCTTTGCCATTAATTCTTTCTTACCCTCACCACTCTTTGGATCGCTTTCGTAGCGTTCAATTTTAGCAGCTAACTGTCTGATCTTTTCAGGATCCTTAGCATCTTCTAATCGCATCTCAGTCAAAGTCTGTTTAATTGACTTTGCTTGGTAGAATGCCCATACGTTATTTGCTTCGATTGTATCAGAAAGAATTTGTGATGAGTTACCACCGTCAAGAATAGAATTTAAAGCAAGGATTGCTGCAAATAATGTAATAATCCAACCAGCTCTCTCTTTAAACTTTGAAAGTATCATAATAATCTCCTTGTTTAGTTACACCAAGATTGTTTTGCGTCTCCGTAGTATTCCCGTGCAAGACCATTGCTGATTAATCCAGCACGAACACTTTGGCCGTTAACAAGAATATCACCTAGCACACGGCCACCAAATTTATCCCACCCATAAAGAGTAGCTTGAATCTTGCCGCCCTTTGCAATCATATTGTAAGTAAATTTACTAGCTAGCTGTGCTCGCTCATCCTCTTGAGGACATTGAGCTCTATGACCTTTTTCAGGAGTATCAACTCCGTAAATTCTAACTGCAAGCTCAGGCTTCAACGGTGCTGGCAAGAACGGGGCAGAGATTACAATTGTATCTCCATCACTCACTCTTAGCACTTGTGCATCGTATGTCACGCCAGTTGGTTGTTTTGCTGCAAATGCCAACAGAGGCAAAGCAAGTATCAGCAGTAGTATCTTTTTCATTTTATTTCTTTGAGTTATGTTTTACTAACGAGTCCCATCCAGCCTGGAACCAATCAATCCCGAACGGGTTGAATAGCTTCTCACCGTGAGTACCAATTACCTTCTCCATTAATAACATTGATGTGGTTTCATTTGTCTTTAGTGCTTGCTTAACAAATATAGATTGAGCATCGACGTACTGGTTCCATGCCTGACTAAGTTCAGGATGTTTCATAAACTTCTTAATAAATTGTTTTTTGCCGTGTTGAATTGTATCAACAAGTACTTCAGGGTTTGTCATTTTACACTTTCAAATATTTGTTTCTGGGTACCGTACCATTCAATCCATGATTCATTCTGGATTGAACACTCATGGTATTTTGTATAGTTATTAGTCACGTTTTTTGCCACGTCGGACAACTTTGCTTCTTTTTCTAATTTTTCTAGCTGAGGACATAGTTGCATTAACCTTTCAGGTACTTGTGGAAACTTTGCAGTTACTGGAACTGTAGTACTACATCCAGTTGCTAAGAATGCAAGTATAATCAATATTAATAACACAAAGCATTTAACTAAATTCATTTTGACTGCTCCGCTGCATCATTTAGTGTCTTAACAAAATCTTCTGGTATCTCACATCTGTCATTGTATTTGACTATTTCTTTGTCAATATACTTAACAATCTCTTCACCCTTGATTCTTACAATCTCTGTCTTCTTAACTATTTTTGTTACAATCTTAACATTCTCTTCTGCAGACTTTACTTCTGCAGCTGCTACCTTTTGTTCCATCTCTGCAACTCTATCTCTCCATGCCTGATCATTCCATGCTGCACCCAACATGAAAGTTGAACCCACAATAGCTACCACAGATACAATTTGGATTGGAGTCTTGTACATATAGACAAACGGAATGAACTTCATCAAGTATGAAGCAATCAATCCACCTATACCAGCCAGTAAGATGAAATGGAATATCCAATCAGGAAGGAAGTTTAGTATCCACATACGGTTTCTTTCTTCTTAACATATTTTTAGCTTTAGGAATCAATAAAGGATCGAATCCCTTTACATTACCACTACCAACATTATTGGCAGGGACTTCACCTTCTTCTGTTAATTGTGTATATACTTTCATGAACTGAGTCTCAAAATATACTTCGTTCATTAACAAATCACTCTTGTGCTCTTTAATTAATAGGTACGAAGCAACAGACGAACCAAGGATAGAGTTACCACCTGGAATCTTTGCTAGTAATTTTTTGAGATTGTTTGTCAGTATATCAAAGTAACCCCATGCAGCCTTCTCTTGGTCTGTCTTTAGAGTACTTTTCTTTTTGAGAACCTTGCCGCTCTTATCAATGATACCCAGCTTGTAGGCATCCGACTTCTCAAACGGAACAACAATACGCTTGAGGAACTGGTAGGTCAAGAACATATCCATCATCGGATTCTTAGTCAACGACGGGACGTTCTTTATGTTTGAAGGAAAATTAGCTTGACTGTTTGGTTTGTTCATTTATTGCTCTTAATTTAGTTACAATACCCTCATCCATAATTATGTGTGAGGTGATTATGTTTCTTCCCTCAACATTATATATGACATCAGGCAAATAATTAAGAAGCAACAAAAACGGCTTAAGATACTTACCGTATCCATCCATCTTTAAAAATAATAATCTAGTTGTTGCATCAACACCAAACACATTGTATATGATTGTAAGATGATTGAGAACCAGTCGTTCATTCAGCTCACCAGTCTCCTCATATCTACTAAACAGTTTCTTTAGATACTTGAACCTACTTAGATCCTCATAAAACTCTATTGTATCAAAGAAGTGAGGATTGTCATAATGTTTAGCAGCATATAGTAGGGCATTCGCCTCGTTCAAGTCATCAATGTTCATATTAGAAACTACTTAGTGCAATCCTTTTCAGTGTATTGTTTGCTGTTGCAACATACAAGTAGGAAGTATCAAACATCAATGTACCTTTTTTAACAGTTATTGTACTGTTAGCGGGTGTCGAATTATAAATCACTACGTTAGCTGCAGCATTACCAAGTAAATTACCTACAGTGACGTACTTGGTCACAGGAGTACCTGTTGGATCATCTACAATCACCAACAGGTCTACTGCAACCGGAGCTGTAAGTGCAGTCAGCTCCGTTATCTTTTTAGCACGATCACTCATTATGCATCAGGTAGGACGTTGTCATCAGATCCGTCTGTTGACATGGATCCCATAGCTACTAATGTTTCGTACTGAACACGTCCTGCACGACCACCGGTACCCTCTGTTCTCACAACCCAACCAGCGTGCGCAATACCCTTGTTCTTTGCACCACCAACTGTAACTGCACCAGTTGCTGTCTCACCAGTAATTGAATGACCAGCCTGTGCAGATGTTGGAACAGAAGAGATATTTACAGCAGCAGCTGCATTAGGATCGGACTTCAACTGAATTGCTGTGGAGTTAACAGTCAACACATAATATGCTGTTGCATTTGCCAATCCACCCAATGCAGTATTAGCTGCAGCAACCAAGTATGTTACAATATCGTTATTTGTAAAGAAGGGAGCATTAGCACCCAATGAAATCCAACCAGTGTTTGTTGTGTTACCAACTTCCACAGCTGTAGTGTTACCTGGGAATGTTTGAGCTGTTGGTGCAGTAATAGTAATGATAGGAGAGGAAGTGTATCCCGAACCATTTGTTGAAATGTTGATAGCACTAATCTTACCAGAAGCATTAGACTGTGCGTTAGCAGCAGCTGATGAACCTGTATTATTAGATGAAAAAGCAACAGTTGTGTTTGCTCTGTAACCAGAGCCAGCGAAAGTAATGATACCGTCAACAACAGGACCAGTTCCTACTGCCATCTCTGTTGTGTCTACTCCGTACATTCCAACTACTTCTCCAGTAACAACACCGCTAAGGGTTGTGTTACCGTACAATAGATTAGCGTTAGCTCTTGTAGGCGTTTGATTAAATTGCGCAGGTGCAGTAATTACTGAATTACCTGCTACGTCTGTTGATCCCCATAATGGCATTTTTGACTCCTTGAATTTGAGGTGATTATCTTGTATTTAGTCTTTAGAAGAACTTAGCATATCAGAAAGAAAGGCTGACTCCTTGTACTGGATTAATGTATCATCAACATCTCTCACTTTTTTAGGTGGAGGAAGCATACTTGACATATCATCAACTTGCTTGGTTAGGCTTGGTTTTTCAAGCTGTGCATATAACTTTTGCCTAAGCGCCTGGAAGCTTCCTGTACCATTTCTTTCTACTGGTTTAGGAGCTGATAGCGTTACAGTACCTCCAACAATGATATTAGCAGCAAAAATTCCCATTTATTCTCCTGTTTTTGCAGTAGCTGGAGGTTTTACTTTTGGAGTTAGTTTCAATGTAGCACTATATCCACCTTTATCATTAGGAGTTACTTTAACATCAGTTTCATCATGCTCTGGTACTTCTTTTTCTATAAAATTGTTACCATGAATACCCTGCATCATTAGTTTTTTTGCAGACATCCTAGCTTTATCGACTGATCTTTGCATATCATTACTATCCCCAGTACCAACGTACTGTTCACTCATCTCTGCAGTCATATAATCAGCAACAGTTGAAATATAGTCTTCTGCTTTTGTAATCTTAGACTGAACCCACTCAGCAAGATTAGTTGTATCTTTCAACATATCATGTACAGCTTGTGAATTAGCAATAATGCTTCTTAGCTGAGTCTTTGCCATGTCACCTTCGTAATCATATTCACGAGGATCTTTTGCTTCCACCACACCTTTTTTCTTGTTGAAAACTTTGTTTAGAATCTTTACACCATCCTTGACTGCTTTTTTGGGTGTGATTATTTTAGCAGGGTATTCTTTTTTGCCGCCTTCATCGTTGCTGCCGTCACGGCCTGGAGGAGTTTGTGATTTGTCCATTTCCATCACACTTTGCTTCTTAGGTTCTAAAGCACGCTTTTCGTTCTCTTTCTTTCTTGCTTCTTCTGTTTCGCGCTGTTGCTTAATCTTTTGCAAAGCTTTAAACATTCTAACAGAAGCTGATTGACTGGCTTCTATAATTTCACCACTAAGCTCAACACTGTCACCCATATAGCGACCTTGACCGTAACCACGGCGTTCGGCTTCAGTAGGTTCTTTTTCTACTCTTTGCTTTTGAGGACCAGAGTTTGCTTTAGCCATCTCTGCTGATGTTCTATCACCTAGTCTTTTTAGACCTTTATTACGAGCATTCAGCTTTGTCACTGCTTGCTTATCTGAGCCCATGCTAGACATTACCTTAACAGCAGCATCCATTCTGCTCTTAACAGCAGCTTTATGATATCCTTCAGTTGATACTTCATCAAGTTCAACTTCTTCTTTAGCTAAACGGTCAATTGCTTTATTAACACCTGATTGTCTTTTCATTGCAAGTTTATCGGATTTTAATCTTTCCGGATCTTTTGCTGAACGACTACCTGCAGCAAAAGAATAATAAGATGACTCATCTCCTGCTTTTTTCGCATATGAAGCCAATGTTGATTTCTTTAATTCGTCAACTTGTTCAACTTCTTCATCGTACTGACGACCAACAAAATTTTGAATCGAAGTCAGAACGTCAGGTTTATCTTCAGAGACATCCTTCTTTGGGCTGATAGTTTTGCGGTGAGCTCTGACTTTACGAGTAGTTGGTCTGCCCTGAGTATCGACAGAATTGACCAATTTAAAGTCAGAAGATACTGCAACACCTTCTGCTAAGATATCTTTTAGACTTTTCATTTACATTCCCTTTTTCTTTTTAGAGTGCATGTGCATCTCAGAAACAAGGATCTCTAATGTATCTGTTGGAACATATCTCTCGATACCGTGTTCGAACATAACATCGTACCATGCAATGTTACCAGATGCATCAGGATCAGCATGTTGAGTAGTGATTGTACGGCCTTCACCATATGACTCACTCTTTACGTGAACAGCACATTGGTGTTCATAGCTATTGCCCGGTGTATCTTTATTTTCTTTGATTCTCTTCTTGAAAGTAACGCCGCCGTTATCATTAACAGGAGCAACAGTTTGACTTAGTTGTGGTTTTTGTTGTGGTTGTTGTTTTTGTTGTATTGGTTGTTCTAGAGGATCTAAATCAGTACCTTGAATATCACTGCGGGGAAGTGGTTTCGACACTGGTCTAGCGGTGTTCGGGTTTGCAGCCCTGTACATTTGCACAGCTGTAGCATGGTCACGTGTGCCTGGAATAAAACCAACTGATGTCATTCTATCATCAATCTGGGCTTGAGACTTTCCGTGAGGATTGAGTTTGGGTGGTTGTCCATATACAGATGGGGCAACTTGATGAGCTTCTTTCATTGGCTTTACTGGAACAGGTGGTGTTGGCTTTTGTCCAGTTTGAGCAACACCCATATCCTTTTGAAGCTTCTTCAATAGATCTTTATCTGATCCACCTGTAAGAATAGGAAGAACCTTGTCCATAATACCCTCACCCATAGGCTTTGGCTTCTTTTTCTTGAAAGACGGATAAGGTGCTGTCTGCGTGAATGCGTTAGAAGACTTGGCCATGGCAAGCCTTTTTGCTTTAATCATTTCTTTGTCTTGATCAGCTTGATGGCTCGTTGCTTCATCTTGCTGATCAACATCTTCTTTTAAATGACCAGCATCTTCAGCAGCTTTAAGAATATCGGTACGATCTTTATAAGATCCATTGAATACATCAGTAGTCAAATGAGGCTTATACAGATTACGATGTTGAGGCTTGATCTGTTTTAGCAAAGTAACGCCAGCTGGATGAATATCATCGTTTGCTACTTCTTCTTCAGTGACACCACGTGCTTTAAGAACATCACCGTGAGTGATGCGCTTTGGATCTCCGTGAAACTTTGCAAGGTCTTTTTCCTTTTCATTACGAGGAACAGATCCTTTATCTTTCTTCATTACTTCCATAACGGACTGATAAAGAGCATCTGTAATATTAAACTTCTTGTTGATTGTTGTCATCCTATCTTCCTGTTGTAAAGAAATTGGTCTATCTGTAGGTTTTTGTTTTTTACCTCCCAAATCAACATCCTGTTTTGGGTATCTAGTTTTCCATGTTTCACCGGATGAATTTTTCCACTCTTCTTTATCACCAGAATTATCAGCGGCCGCTTGTGGTTTTGCTTTATTACTTCCAGAGAAAATGCCTTTGACGGCATCCCAATTTTTGTTTCCCTGCTGAACCTTAGCAGCAATCTTCTTATCCTCATCAGACTTGTAGTAGTCCATTGGTGGCTTCTCACCAGGCATTCTGTTAATAATGTATGGATCTTGACGGTTGGCTTTACCCAACCACTTTTCTTGTTCAGGACTAAACTTGAATTCTGTTGAAGATTTTGGAGCTTCAATTGATGCCTGTGGCTTCTTTTCTGGATCCCCATTTGTAGCGGGGCCAACAGTACTAGTATATGCACTATTAGGATCGCTTTGATTCATTTTAGAAGGATCTTTAGAAGATGATGCAGGAGGTTCTTTATCCACTTCAACAGACTTTACAGAAGGTGATCCATTATTACCAACATTAGGAGCAGGCTTCACTTCTGTAGAAGGAAGTGGTTTAAGGCTACTAGCTTTCTTTTCTGCTTCTTTTTCTGCAGCACGTTTTGCTTCCAACGGAGCATTTGCATCTTTTTGATCTGACCCATACTGAACTGCTTTATTAGAAGAAGCAATTCCTACCTTTGCTTTGTTCAAATCGGGACCTGATGTTTGAGGACCGGTAGCGTTAACAGCAGGTGCAGGTTTATTTGAAATTGTGGTATTAACATTAGCAACTTTTCCTCTTGTATCACCTTTACCAGGTACCAGTGGTTTAAATTCACGATTACCACGAGATTCTTTTGATTCTCTGTTTCTTAATTTTTCCGCTTTAGCTGCTTCCGCTTCAGCTTTTTCTGTTTGCTTTTTATCTATTTCATTATTTTTTTCGCCTTTGGCGCGCAGATCATCAATAATGCTTGCCTGAGGTTTTTTGTCTGCATTTTTGTTTTTAGCAGCAACTTCTTGTTCTAGTTGTTTTTGACGATCAAGAACTTTCTTCAAAGCTTTTGGATCAGTTGGAAGTTTACCTTTCTTGATGACGGCTAATTCATCCTCAGGACTTGTTCCGTAAGCCACCTCACCTAAAATTCTTCTGATAGTTGAATATGCTGATGACATTCTTGATTCGTTTGATGTTTTCATTCCTATTGCCTTTAAGTTTTTATAGTAATCTGCGGAGACCTTTGGTTTTTCTTGGCCAATTCCCTGTTGCTGCATTTGATCCATCCTATCATTCAAGTCTTTAGCCTTCTGCTGAGCAACTCTTTCTGGATTAGTTTTAAAAACTGCTGGACGGTCTACGGACGAAGACTTAGCTGGTGGAGCAGATAAAACCTTTTCAAGATCTTTTCCTGTAAGAAGGTTTGAATTATAAGGTTTACCATCCCTTGTTGCAGATGGAACAAAATTATCAGATGACTTGACTGGAGGTTTATCTGGTGTTCCAACTCTCAATGTACCAGGAACTTTGCTTGCAGTACCACCAAGAGAAAACGTTCCACCTCCGCCATGACCTTCTAGAGGTGGTAAAGATCTGTTGTCACGTGATGCTTTGTTTTGTTCTAGTATTGAGCTAGCTGATTTGTAAATTGTTTTCATTTGTTTTCCTGATTGTTCTTTTATGCCATTACCTTACTACCAGCTTCCCAATTACGGCAGCTCCAGTAGTTTGCTTTTGTCTTTGGACCCGGATCATCACAACCATGTCTTGCTCTGTATGCTTTTCTGCGCTCTGGATTATCACGTTTGATTGAAAGGTTAGGATCACCAAAAGTTACTTTCTTTTCACCACCGCTATCACTCCTTACATAGACAGCAAACTTCTTTGGACCACCAGGAGTTCTGAATGGCTTATTTAAAGTCTTCTCTTCTAAGAATTCTGTAAAACTTAACATGGCGTGACTTTCTTATATTTATTGGTAAGTTTTTTAGTTCCTTCGAACCCGGCTCCAATACCCTCTGCAGCATCAACAAAGTTTTGTTTAGTAGGAGCACCTTCTGATCCAGGTTTTCTCATACGCTCACCAGAACCAGACTTGATTCTTTTACGTTTGGCATGAATGTTATCCCAAAGACCATCTCCTTCAGTTGTCAAGTACGAATTGACACGCTGCATCGCAAACTGATGAGGAGTTGTTTTATTGTTTTGTACATAATCAGCAAGTCCCTGCTCAAACACATCAGTCACTTCCTCAAGAGAAGCACCATACTTATCCGCCTTCTTCTGAAGATGCTGTTCAGCTTTTTCTTGCAAATAAGATTCGTAGTCCCATTCCTTGTGATTGACTAACCCCATTTGTTGACGAGCAGCTTTTGCTGCTGCAGCTTGTTTATTCAATCTATTACTTGATACTGCTGGACTAGTAGATGTGGTAGTGTTTGCCTGAGCAACAGTAGTATTAGAGGTAGGAGTAGGAGTAGGAGTAGTACTTGATTGTGTAACAGGAGCACTTGCCCGATTACTTTGTGTTTGTTGTGAATTTGATCTTATAAAATTAGACAACGAGCCAGTTGGTTTATTGCTAACCATCTTAGCTTGCATTTGTTTAGTAGTTAGCTGAGCTTGCTTTGTCTTTTGTTTTGATTGGATTAGTGCTTGTTGCGCTAGCTTTTGCTGACTAGTCTTCATCTTATCAGCGTGCTTATCATCCTTATCTTTTTTATCTTTTTCTGGATCGTATTTACCAAAATTAGAAAGTTTATTAATTCCATATGCAGCTAATGCTCCTGTTGCTGCTGCAAGAGATTTATCTGATTGTACGGCTAGAGCAGTAGTACCTGCTGCTTTGGCAACGTTTGCAACTCCTCTGATTGGAGCTGTTACAGCAGATAAGAATCTTCCTTCATACATTGAAAATATTAAATTTAAATCTTCTACTGTAACCATTTCACCAAGTAACTTACTGTAAAATACTGGTTGATTACTTTGTGTTAGGTTTTGAACATTACCGTAAACACCTTTGGTAGATTTGTGACCTCTGACAGCATTAAGTCTCTTCATCTCACCAGCTCTAATTCTTGGCATTAATCTTGTTGCCATTGCTTTGAGATTCTTTGTTCTAGGCTCGACCTGTCTATCAATATTTATTTTTTGGCCAGGAGATAGATTGCTATAATTAGCACCTCTTGCGCCTGCAGCTCTCTTTCTCAACATAGTCTTTGCCATCCGCATAGCACGACGCATTAACTGTTCTCTTGTTGCTAGTCTGTTTCTTTTAATGTTACGAGCGCGAACAATTCTTGGCTTACTGCGCTTCATTTGCAAAGCTCTTTTACGTCTTTGCATTATGTTAACTACACGCTCAATAAGAGTCTGTTCGGATTGAAGTTCTGATTTGACTATGACTGGCGGAGCAATTACTATCTTGTCTAATGGATTACCAGTAGCAATAGCAAGTCCCTTTTTCGCGCGGGCGGCGATTATAGCAGGAGTTAATGTTTGTTCTTCTTCTTTTTTCATGTGTTTCCGCAGGTTTACCTAGGCCGTTTGACTGCTAGAGGATGATGTATTTATAAGTTATTCAACTGCAAATATTTTATCAGATCCTACTGACAATTTGAGTTCGTATCCAAATTGATTAAGCAGCATTTCTGTCTCACCATTTGATGTTTCTAGTGATATAACTGGTTTAAATCTTTCTATTGTATCCATTGCTCCGAGAATAATATTAGGCTCATATCCTTCACAATCAAGCTGAATAAGATCACAATGATCTAGTGCTAGTTGGTCAATAGTAAAAGTTGGAATAAATGACTGCTTAGCAGTATATCTGTCAGGATCATCACCAACAGTATGGCAACCAACGTTGCTTTCATTACCATTATATACATGCAACAGCTTATTTGTTTCACCGAGTGCTGCATTGAATTTGAAGATATTCGGCATCTGACAATTGTTAACAAGGCAATGAAAGTTCAACGGATCTGGCTCGAACGTATACACTCTTGAAAAGTACTGTGAAAATAACATTGGATACAATCCACAATTACCTCCAGCCTGAACAACAACATCAAACTTTTTACAGAATTTAAGGTATCCATCCTTATGAGAATTCACCCACTCTGCACTAGGGCAGTCCCATGCACCTGTATCTGTCTTTGGCCACATCCAGTGTGAAACCCCGTCGATACTTTCCTCTCTCACTCTCACCTTATCATCAAATATCTTCATATCAATCCTTTACATTCATCCCTTTACGGACATCATTGTATAATTGTTTTGCGTGAATCTCTTTTGTACCACCTGGAAGTCCTTCTTTGAACTTACCGTAGTTGCCAGTAGACGCATGCTCTCTCATTTTAGAAGCAGACATTCCCTCAACTCCTTCTGCATCCGGATCTCTTGCACCAGCAGACACAACAGAGATCTTTTTATAGTTGAAATGACCGTGAGCACCTTCTTGACCATTATATTGGTTCAACTTTTCTTTGTATTCTTTGACTCTATCAGATCCAGCAACCATCACAAGATGTTGTGTCCCACTCTTATGTAGCTCAGAGGCTTGATGTAGAAATGTTGGATGCTCTTTACTTGAAGATTTAACTGTTGTACCAGGAAACAAGTTCCTTGCATGAGTTACTTTTGCTTCTGGACTCAACGGATTCTTCTTGGCATCTTGGCTATGGCTGAGAACAACAACATGATCTCCGTTATGCTTATCAGCAACTTCCTTAACCTTGTTTATTAGCTTCTCATGGCCAGCAGTAGGTGGATTCATTCTTCCAAATGCCATTACAGTTGTCTTTAGTTTTTCTTCTGCGAGAAATTTATTGAATGATAACATTTATTACCTTAAAAAGTTTTGTCTACTGAACTCTGCTCTATCAACAATCTTAGTTGGTCTATTATTTAAGACAGCAACGAATCCTTCTCCTTTTGTTGGAGTACCTTTGATAGATGTCTCAAACCTTTGAGCAGGTGAAAGAGCTTCGTTATGAACATTCTTTGCAGCTTGCAAGTGGTGATGTACTTGAAGAACCTTATCAATAGAATCTGAGCTAGCTCTTATATGCCCTAGTTGAGTATTCATTGCATTGGTCTTTGCCTCAATAGTCTTTGGCATCTTAACTTTTTTAATCTCTTTCTCATGTGCTTCTTTGACGTGAGAATAAAAGTCATGAGCATTGGGGGTAGTACCTTCTCTTACTGTTCTATTGATATAAGTCTTCAGATGTTCTGTATGAGGTTCAACTTTTTTATATTCAGCTGGCTTTATTGTTCTTGCAACCCTGTCAGCCTCTGCCATATGTTCTTTGAAATCAGCTTGTTTTGTTGTTGGGTAATCAACCTTACTCATATCAACACCAACATCAATAGCATGAACATCGGGATGTTTTTTGAACTTGGATAAGTCAGGTGTGTAGTTCGCCTTCATCGATGTAATATCTTTACCATCGTAACCAGTATGAACGGCAACACCAAGACTAGAGCCAGCAAGCTTTTTGCCCTCATCAGAATGTTGATGAGCAGTGTACGTAATTGTATTTGGTTTAAAGTTTAACTTATTACCAGCCTTCTCTACACCACTAGCGTCATGCATCAAGTCACCCTGGAATACACCTGTCTTAGGCGTAATCTTAGGAAGATGATCTAATGCTTTCTTGAGTTTAGTCGCTAAACCAGGTGCATGACCATGATTGTTATCAATGTCTTCATGCGTATAGTTGATCTTTGGTTCTTTATTGAATGCAGACTTAGTTGATACAAAGAACTGGCCAGTTGCTGGATGATGACCAAAAACAATACTAGGACTTCCGTCATACTTCTCTGTAATAGAAGCACCTCCCTTTTGACCTGTCAGGGTTTTGTGAACAGCGTTCAACGTATTGGTTGCATGCTTATACCCAGCAGATCCAGCATTGACGATATGGTCTTCTGCATGCTCAAGATGAGTCAGCTTTTCTTCATTAGCAGCAGACTCACGTAGTAATGTAAAGATATGACGCATTATTGTTTTGCCTTAACTGTTCCAAATTTAAAGTTTACTTGTGGACTTGAAAAGGCACCATGAGTGGTTCTGTGTTCAGCAGTAGCAATATGTTCACCCTTTTCATTATGAAAGTGTACGCTACCATTCTTTGCGGTTGCAGTAATGGATTTTGATTTATTAATTGCAACAACAGCTGGATGGTTTTCAATAGGAGTAGACTTGCCACCTTTCTCACCTACAACATAATGATATGGTAGGTCGGGATTAGCTTTTAAGAAATGTTTAATATGAGTTTGTTTTTCTTGATGTGAAGCATTATTAAATGCCTCTACATGATTTTTTGCAGATGCATACTGAGCAGTGCGGTTGTGACCAATAATCGTTTCGTCTTTTCTTACTGCTTTAATATCTTTAGTAGTTTTACCTACTAAACCGGCTTTCTTTTTACCTTTTGCCCACTCAGCAGTTGTTCCTGTTGACATACCGTGCTCGGCACTCTGACGTTCAAAAGAAGCAGCTGGATTGTTGGACGCTGTACCACTTGTTGCTTTGAGAGAAGCACCATGCTCAAAGCTTTTCTTATTTTTTTTGCCCTTGATTAAAATATCATGAGGATTAGCGGCACGACTAACCTCACGACCTATATGCTGACTAATACCTTGACTAGTGTGGTGAATTTCATGTACGTGTTCTGGACTAATACCTTCATCGGTATGTAAACTCTTCAAGTAAGCGGTGGCAGAGTCTTTTGATTTTTTGGCAATATCAGTTTGTTTCTCGGGTGACAATTTTGATAATGCTTCTTTATGTTTGTTTTTAAGAGCTGTAATTTTAGATTGATATGTTTTGTCAGGATTACTTTTTGAAGCTGTTGCATTATGAATATGCAATGCTGTTCCAGCCTCATATGCATCGCCCATAGCAGAATTACTAGCGTTAGCGTCTGCCTCTTCGCCCAGGCTAAGGAATTGTTCTTGTACAAAGGTGGAAAAAGACTTCATTGGTACTCCGATAGATTATATTATATTTATGTCATAAAAAAACCCACCGAAGTGGGCTTGTTCATAAGATCTGGTCTGCTACCCCGAGAGTCATGCATTCCTCCGCGGATAACCAAACATCTGATGGTGGAAGCAGCTTACGTTTAATTGTTCGCTCATCCATATCTGTACTGTTCTTAATAATATCGAGCATCTTTTGCTTGACAAACCGTGTCTCACGTTCTGATGCTTTGATGTCGTGCTCCTTGCCCTCGTACGAAGTAGAAAACTGGTGACACATAATACTTGTGTTGTGTGCAAGTACCCGTCCACCTCTTTGACCTGACACAAAAATCATAAATGCTGCACTCATCAAACTTCCAAGACCAATTGTCTTAATTGGAATCTTACTAGATTTCATCATATCAATTACAGCAAATGCATCATAAAGATCTCCACCAATACTATTAATATAAAGGGTCAAATACTCTTTAGGTACTGCTCTTTTATTCTCACTTATGATCCACTGTATTACCGGTGTGGTATTAAATTGTCCAATCTCTCCAGTCAGGTAATGTATACCGTTAGTATACAAATCATATTCAACTTGGTCTTCAACATTACATATAT